CCAGTCTGGTTTACGGACTGGTGAATGAACCGACACGTGGCTTAGCAGTCACCGATACGGTAGTGGTCGACGGAGTAGAGAAAGATCCAATTAAACTCGGAATTATCAAAGGCAAGCAACGAGTCAAGCCCCATGATCCAAAAATAGCCGCTCTAGCGGTCAAAGGCGCTGTTCGCAAATTGCACAACGCTGTCTTTGACGTCGATCGTTCGAAGATAAAGTCTATTCACGAAACCATCTATGGTAAGGTGGCCGATCCTTCACGTAAGCCTGTCAACGGCGACGCCTCTCCAGGCGGAGCTTTCCGACAGCTTCTGCGGTCTAATTACCAGATGCCAGTAAAGACTAATAAAGACTGGATGGCAATCCAAAACTGCTCCATTGATAACTTAGCAGATTGGCTTGACCACCATCACGACGCCTCTCCTATAGACGTCAGCGCCATAAACGAGCAATTCGTTCAAGAATACGCTGACTACGAAAGAGCCGTCCTCAAAGACTTCGACAAGGGAATTCTTCATCCCAGTTTGGTTGTAGATATGCCAAAATCCGAAACTCGCCCTCTTGAGAAGGTTCGGGATGTTAAAACTCGCATTTTCTCAGTTTTTACAGACGTGCGATCCCAGATTTTCCTCAAACGTCTCATCGGAGGAGCTTTCGAAATGATGGAGTCACGACCCATTATTTCTGGATCAGGAATCGGAATGAATGTCTACAGTCACCGACACACTTCCCTCCTGGTCAACAAGCTCACCGTTGAAGGCCTTAAGAACATTATCGCTGGAGATTTTCGCAATTTTGACGGTTCCCATCCTCATCGAACCGTCGACCTCGTCTGCAACGAGATAGTAGAGCAATTCTATCCTATGCACTCCCCCGCTGTTAAAGAACTTCAGCGCTACGCCCTCAAGAGCATTTCGTCTGTCACTCACCGAGCCCGCAACGTTCTATGGCAGTCAGAATCGTCTATTCCAAGTGGATGTCTAGGTACTTCTAACCTTAACAACCTCCTCAACGACACTGCCCATAGATACTGTTACCTTGTATTGGCGAAGAAGCACTCTCCCAAGCATGCTACAAACCATCACTTCGAT